CTTGAATTTTCCATGCACGGACAAGGAACCAAGAATTGACCGGTGCAGTCTCGGCGATCTTCTTGCCCAAAAGTTCATACTTGTCCGGTCGCACGCGGAAGCGCATCGGAGAGTCGGTCGAATCGTCAACCATCATCAAGTCAATGAATGCGGTCGCTCCTTTCTTTATCGTTCCGCCGCGCTTCTTGATCCGAATCGCTTCGTTCTCGTCAGCAAGAATTTTTTTGGTCAGCTTGCCGATGATCAAGCAGTTTTCTTTGTCCTTTACTTCTTTCATGCCGACGATGGGGTCGCCGGAAACAACTCCAGCCAGTCGCGGCTTGGCGTAATAATGGCCCCAACGAGTGTGGGCCTCCGCAAGGTCGCTGAACTGTACCTCGGCATTGGCCAGCCGTTCCTTGTCCTTATCCTTCAGCATCCCTTCGGCGCGCTTTTGGACATACGCCATGGCCTTGGCCGGTCCGTATCCTTTAGCATTCATGATGCCGCCAATCAATCGTCCGTCTGCGACTTTCCAGTTGAGATCAGAATGTTCTGGATCAATTGGCGTATAAGCAACTCCCTCTTTAGCAAGTTCTCGCAAAATTGCGATAGTCTGCTCGTCATCTTTCGCAGCACGTAAGCACGCAGCTGCGAATTCGAGCATGTGATATCTTTTGAGCCAGCACGTCCAATATGTAACGACCGCATACGACACCGAGTGCGACTTGTTGAAGCCCCAGGAACCGAAGGTGACCATTTCTTGCCATATTTTCTTCGCTTGTTCAATTGGGACTCCCTGCTGCATCGCGCCTGCAACAAAATCCTCGCCCATCTTGTTGAAGTATTCTTCACCTTTTCTCCCAGACATAGCCTTACGTACAGCCGAAGTTTTAATCCAGTCAAACATGCCGATTTCTTTTACAACGGACATGATTTGCTCTTGATACAAGAAAACTCCGTAAGTATCTTTCAGGTACTTTTCCAGCTGCGGCACGTCATATTTCACCGCTTGTCGTCCGCTTGCTCGTTCGATGTATTTCTGCGCCATGCCGGAAGCGAGAGGCCCAGGTCGCGCCAATGCCGTCAGGTTATCGATCTTGGAGAATGCATCGACTTTTACGGACCGCGTGACTGAACGGACTGCATCGCCTTCGAACTGGAATATGCCGGATACTTTGTCGTCGTTGAGGATCGAGAATACTTCTGGATCGTTCAATTCAAGACTATAAAGTTGATCAGCAGTAACCACGCCTGAATCCTCGATGATGCCGAGTGTTCGAAGGCCGAGCGCATCGATTTTCAACAAGTTCAAATATTCGCTATCAGGCTTGTCGATCTGCGCCACGCCTTCGTGATTGACCGTGCAGAAATCCGTTATTTTTTCGTTGCAAACCAGAATGCCTGCGGCGTGCACGCCGGTGTGGGACGGATGAATTTCAAGGTCACCCATGCATTCGGCTGCGTTCGGAAATCGGCTGCGGAAATCCATCCCAGGGCCGGTCGACTCGAACGTATCTTGTAATCCCTTCCCGTAACGTGCATCTCCTGATGAGTATTCAATCAAGGCGTTTCTGACTTGAAATGTTTCAGAGACAGGAACGCCAAATTTCTTTCCGACTTGCGCCATAACCGACGCGGCTTTAAGCGTGTTGATATTGCCTAATTTCGCAACGTTTTCGATGCCGTACTTTTCTTGCAGATACGTGAACACCATATGGCGCTTGGTGTCTGCAAAGTCGATGTCGATGTCCGGCAAGTCTGCGCGACTAATATCAATGAATCGTTGAAAAAGAAGATCGTGGGGAATCGGATCGACCTCTGTGATGTCTAGGACGTAGCAGGCCAACGATCCCGCAGCAGAGCCGCGGGCAGGGCCGACGAGCATGTGGCGCTTGGCGAAGCGCACCAGATCAGCTACGACCAGAAAGTATGAATCGAATTTTTTGGCCTGAATCTGTTTAATTTCCTCAACCAATCGATCTTCATAGACCTGCGACCATTCTTTGATATGGCCACGCGCAAGTCGACTTTGCTGGCCTTCACGGCAAAGTTTTATCAGGTCGCCTTCCATGAAAATGAGAGGCGCTTTTTGCAACTCGATGCCGGCCAAACGATCTGCAATTTCCTGCGTATTTTCGAGCGCCTTATCGAATTCCGTTCTGGTCATTACGTGCTTCAGAACATTCCAAATTTCTCCTTCGTTAGGAATGTGCCTTAAGCCAACAGAATCGCGCACCTCCCAAGCGTATGCGTGACTTTGATCAGCTATACAAGGCATATCGTTGTATGCCGTAATAACCATCGGCATGCCGTATTCACGATGCCTTACGACGCCGTGGTGAGCGTGCAGAAAGCTGGACGGGTTGATGTCGATGAAATCGTATTGATTTTCCCACGGCGCATAATCGAATTTCGCTTGGAGTTGATCGAGAGCGCCGCCAGGGAATCGGATGACTCCTTCCAATTTTTGGAAATTTTCTGCGCTGATACCTTTGTTCTGAACGATATTCGACGTTGCGTTGTAGAATTGGCGCGTATGCTCGGCAAGCATCCAGGCCTTGCGCCGGTAACTCTCTGGCTCGCCGGTTTCCGCGTTGTATACAGTGATCGGAACTTCCATGCCGAACATCGGCGCAACACCGGCCTTGGCTGCGGCTTGTTCAAATCTGACGTGGCCCCAAGTTGAAGCATCGACGATGGCCGCAGTTTTGCATTGGATCGCTTCCAGACGTTCGAATACTTCCGGCATGCGACCATACACATCACGATATGTGTATCCAGTTCTTACTCTAAGCTGCGGCATGCTCATGCGCGCCCTCCTTTGAAAGCATCATGGACGCCAAGCACTTTACACAGTTCGTGAAGAAGCATCACGTCATCCATCGCCCTGTGCTTCTGCGTATATGGGCCGATATGCTTCTCTACAAGATCAATCAAGCGCATGCGTCGACCGTATTGGTGGAATGTTTGTTCAACCGTGCAAATCTCGATTGCCGGCCAAGAAATATCGCTGAGGCGTAAGCGCCGACGAAGAAGATCATAGTGCGCCATCGATTTATCGAAGCTCAAGTTGTGAGCGATTGTCGCATCGGCTTGGCTGAAGAATGCCTTCAATTTCGGAATGTATTCGATGATGTCCGGCTTGTCTATCAAATCTTCATTTTTCAACCCGGTGATATCGGTGATGACTTGCTCAATCACGATGCCTGGATTAACGATGAATTCCAACTGATCGATGATTTCAACGCCGTCAGTTATGATGCCAGCGAATTCGATGATTCGCGGTTGTTGGTCTAGCTCTGCGTCCTTGTGGAACGGGAGGCCTGTCGTTTCTGTGTCGAATGTGGCGAATAACATGCTGGCCATTTAATGCCCTTCTATTCTGATTATTCTTTGGGAGTGTCGCGTTATATTTCGATACCGACGCGACCAGCGGTTATTCTTTCTACGATGGCTGCGCGACGGCTCTTACGAGGGCCATAATGCCCAACTCGATATTGGTCTTGCCGATTTCGGCCCAGCGAAATGGCTGCGCGGCAACGAACCGATTGTATTCGATTTCGTAATCGTCAGTTTGCCCACCTTCGTGCAGCTTCTTGTTGCTTGCTTTCAATCGGGCATCGAGTTCAAGACGAACAAACAACTTATTTTGAAGCTCAATAAGTTCGCGCCCTTTCTCTTTGATTGCATTCATCAAATTTATTTCTTCTTGACCAAGTTCACGATAGCCTTTGATAGCGCGATGCTGATTTTCCATGTTATTCCTTGTTGATATAGCGATTGAACGAGGCCTGCCCAGTAACTACTTTGCCTTCACACGACGCTTGCGCTTTGGCGGCTCAGGCTCGCTCGTTGGACCGTTGCTGTAATGGATGCGAACGATGAATTTCAGGTCGACGCCGAGGATTTCGCGTGTGTCGAAAATAACGTAGTTGTACCGGCGCTCGTCGCGTATCGCCGCGTTGGTGTGGCCTTGGGTGAACACTTCCTGTGCAGCGCCGATACCCTTGCTGAAGAAGTAAGCGCGGAAATCGTCGAGTTGTTCCTGGGTTACGTGCATCCCCAAATGACTCACGGTATTTGGCGCACGATCCATCCAGTTGCGACCGGAAGTGTAGTGAAGCAATTCCAACTCCAGCGGCTTAGCAGCGCCGATGTCTTGGCCGGAACCGGCTTGATAGTTGAACTGGAGCAGCGCGTGATTCTCGCCGGGAACGCCATGAACGTAACCAGCGGCGTGGACGTTGTCGACGAACCATTCAGACAGGCCGAGGTCTTCCAGAAGTTGGCGCGCCAAAGTTGGATTCTTCGGGCACAGCGCAATCTGTTCTACTTGAAAATGGAGTTTGGTCATTTTTGTTTCCTTATACTGGTTGGTGTGCAATTGTGGACGTTTGAAACAGGTTCTTTTCTTCAGCAAGCGCCCATTGCCTGAGATCGAGAGCCAATCCAGGGTTTTGATCTACTATGCTGTCGGCATATGCGCAGAGCAGCACGCGATGCAGTTCCGTACTCGTCCTTACCGCCCGGTTTCAGAACGAAGTATTTCATGAGAAGTCCGTCCATCACTTCCCCACAGGAATGTCGCAACCGGACATGTATCGCATATCGCCGGTTTCGATCAGGTTTGCAATTACTTGGGCCACAGTTTTAGGTGGGGTTTCCAGGCCGTGCATCAAGCCTTTCTTTTGGTACTCTGCAGCGTATTCCGGCGTCCAACCGCGAACGGCACAAACGTTTTCTTCGATCTGCTTGGACATCGCAGTGCCGGCCAGTTTATTTGGCGATACGCTGAAAACGGTGATGCCGTGGCGTGGCGTAAGTTCGTGGGCCATCTGGCGCGTAATCATGAGCGCTGCTGCTTTGGATGCGTTGTACGCCAGGCTGCTCGTCATCGGCATATGCGCGGCGTTGGACACGATATTGATAACCGTTCCTTTGGACGCTTTCAACTGCTCGAAAAACATTTTGGTCATCTTGAAGATGCTGAATGCGTTCACATCCATGACCAATTGCAAGTCGAATGGGTCGATATCCTCGAACCATGCATTCGAGTTGATTCCGGCACAGTTTATTAGAATATCCAACTCTGGAATGTTTCTGAGTCGCGGCGAAGCATCACGCGGTTCTGTTACGTCATTGCCTTGTGCGATGTCGTATTCCCAAACCTGGTGGCCATATTCGCTAAGCAATTCGACGATTGCTTTACCAAGGCCGGAT